CACCCGTGTAGTCTGTCGGCATTTACAGAGGCCAGCGGCATTGTGCCACTGCAAAGCCCCTGATTTAGCACGGAAGTATTGAGGTACCCAGCAGGGCACCACCGTTTTGGGCGGTTAAACTCAGAACCCCAGAGATTTCTGGTGGATCCAGACAATCAGCATACCAGACCCTCAGTCGCCTCATCCATGGGATGATGGACGACTTCAGCGAGTCTATATGGCCAATGATGTATATCCTGCGACGACATCCGTCGATAAGTCCCTGACCTAAACGCTCTCATGTCATGTTTCCGAGGAAACTTGACGATGAGCTCGGGTCGATCAGGATCAATATCTTGGGACAGGGGTGGTAGGGTGTACACCATCGGGGTATATTCAGAGTAGTACTTGTTCATTGGTCCTACTGATGGAATGAGCTCAAGGATCGGGACGTGTTTGATTGGTATTTCACGCGTTGTCTTGCGTTCGGTCACAAGACCGAGGAGCAGTCGTGGCTCCGACCCAATCAAAACCATTTCCCGAGTGTGACCCTCAAGGTAGGAAGCAAACCGACGTTGGAAGGCTGTTATATGAGTTGTAATGGAGTCGGGAATCTCAAACCCGAGACCACCCCTCTGAAAGGGTAGTCCAAGATTGAAGGTAGTCGACTCATTCATTCGTGAGACAGCGGCGATATCGGTTTTGTGGTAGTGCAAGAAGCGTCGGTGGGCCCTGGCTGGGTTCACGGCGCCTCGCACAACCTCATTGTACAGGGCCCATACGGGTGCGAGTCGAGCGTTGGCCCGACCGGTCACCTTAGACTGACCCGTAAGCAGTCCAGTATTATAGTATCCGACATATCGAAATGTGTCGGGAGCTGTAAACTGGAAGACCTGCGAGTTAACGGTCAGAATATGGGGATGGACATAATTCTTACCCAACGAGAGTGAGAAGCCTACATCACGGATATTGGTCAACCACATGGCATATAGTCGTGGGTCGGAGCGGAAGAGGATATCGTCACCATTGACCAGCACAGGAAGCTCCTGTGGATCGACCGGTCGACCGAGATACTCCTCCACCGCGGCCCAATACGCCACGAGATTGACCGCGCATAATATGGGAAACGACAAGGTCGAACCCATAAGCTGCCCGGTGGTCTGGTGGAGAGGGTCAAGGTCTCCGGCGTGATTCATGCGTGATGGATAGTGAATCGTCTGTTCATACAGGACAGACCGAAG